AGACCCTACGCCCATGCTTCAGGCCATGACCTGCATATCATATCCATGGCTGTGGACTCAGGGCACTTTACCCAGGAGGTTTATCAGTATTGTCGGATGAGATCCCCGAAGGTATTTGCCATCAAGGGTCAGTCTCAGGCAGGCAAGCCGGTTGTAGGTCAGCCCACCATGCAGGATATTAATTGGCGCGGCAAGAGACTGAAGGCAGGTGTCCAACTTTGGCCGGTGGGTGTGGATACGGCCAAGAGTACAATCTATGGCAGGCTGAAATTGGTGGAGCCCGGACCCGGTTACTACCATTGGCCCGCCGGTCTTGCTGATGAATACTTTGTCCAACTTACCGCCGAGAAGTTAGTCACCAGATACATCAAGGGTTTTCCGAAGATGGAGTGGGTCAAGATAGCCACTCGTAATGAGGCGCTAGACTGCGAGGTTTATTGCTATGCTGCGGCTATCCGGGCGGGCATGGCTTGGGCCGATTGGAATCAGTTGAAGCCTGGGGCTGCGAAGAAGGCAGCGCCCAGACCACCAAGCAAGAAGCAGTCTTTTATACCAAGGATGGGAGCCAGGCGAGGACAATGGCTAAACAGATAAAGGAGAAAACCAATGGCAGAGAAAACGAAGCTGGCAAATGAAGTGGCGAAGATCAAAGAGGCTTATGGCAAACCCATTGACCGGGCATCACTTCAGGTGATAGGCATGCAGTTGGCCCTCTACCAGATCCAGTTGTTGGAAGAGATTCGGGATTTGCTGAAACCGACTGAGCCAGCGGCGAAGGTGGGAAAGGAGTCGCCATTGCCTGTTACGCCGAGACCCGAAACTATTTCGACAACGGAAAGGGCATTCAAAGCGAAGCCACTGAAAGAACTAATCAAGCCCAAAGCCAAGAGGAAGGCGAAGAAGAAGTAGTCGTAGCATAGCGAAGCAAAGTGAAGCTAAGCCAAGCGGAGCGCAGCAGAGCCAAGCCTAGCCAAGCAAAGCAAACGATTCACAACCAAATGAAAGGAGTAATTTATGAGTGAACTACAGAACCAGAGTCAACTAGATGAGTTGCAAAAAAAAGCTATTGAGGTGGCGCTTGACGGTTTAGGTAGTGAAGAGCCTAAGAAGAATGAGATCAGGCGCGTTGACTGGTCGCTCCGCTCTCTTGCGGCTATATCCAGATTGAGGCAGACCGAGAGAGCGAGAGATGCAACTCAATTTGCGGTACTCAAAGCAATAGCAGCAGACAGGGGGGAATTTAAGAGTTTCGCAAAGACGATGTTGCCAGAATACATGCCGGTAAAATTATTGGATAAACCCAAGAAGTAAACGGAGCGGAGCCGAGCGGGGCTGAGCGGAGCCTAGCCGAGCGGAGCGTAGCAAAGCAAAGCAAACGAGTACCTTAACCGAAAGGAGTAGTCCTAATGGAAGTGACCAAAATTAATGTAACGCTAGAGGGGATTGCAGACCTTATGTTTAACCGATTCGTTGACCACAGCAAGGAGGTCCGGCCCCCAGATCAAAAGCTATACCTTGCCGAAGGGAATAAGTTGGTAATCCCCGCAGAGAACATAGTGGCAGGGTTTCTGTTTGGTGAGAATCCCCCTGGCTGTGCCAAGACCTTTGAGGGCAGGAAGTCTAAGAACTACATACGAATCGGCTATGGTCATGTATTTGTTGAGCCCGGTCTAATCCCTATACGGAACGAGAAGAAGGAACTTGTTTTTGATGGTTTTGACAATGGTATGTTTTGGATGTTTAGTGTGGGTGGGCGCACAAAGGCAAGCAGCGGTCCTCTTAGCATTAAGCAACCAGCCGAGCCCCGACCTGTTCTCAAGATGCCCTGGTTTATAGATTTTCAAATTAAAGTTTTAGGGAATCCACTCGTCAACGAAACGAAGCTGTTTAATTGGTTTACTCAGGGGGGTTTAGAGATAGCACTATGCGCCTACCGTCCCCGGTTCGGTAGGTTTATTGTCAACAGTTGGGAGATTGAGAAGTAATCGGAGCGAAGCGGAGCGAAGCTGAGTAAAGCACAGCAGAGCAAAGCAAACGAACAAGGGCAATGTAGGTGCCTACATCACTTGCATTGCCTTTTCTTTTGGAGGTCTCGATGACTACTAAGATGCTAAAGGGCTGGGAAGAGATAGCAGAATATCTCCGTGTTTCTAAGAGCACAGCGCGAAGGCGCAGGCCAGAGCTTTTCAAAAATAATATAATCTTCTATCAATACTCTGGCAGCCCGCCCCAGTGCTTTGTTTGTGCGTTTAAAGACACCCTATCGAGGTATGTTGAGAAAAAAAAATGGATATAATTTAAAGTCGCTGCATTTGAACACCCCCATGAGCACCCCCATGAGCACCCTCATGAGCACCCTCATGACCGTTTGGCATTAATTAGCCCCATATTTTAGAGTGGTTGCGGAAATTTGTAGCCATCTTGTGGGGTTTTTTATGGCCATATTGACCACCCTGGAACAGTTGGAAGAAGTTCAGGCCGCTATCACTGCGGTTATGACCGGTCAATCCTACAGCATCGGCGGGCGCGCCCTCACCAGAGCAAACCTAGAAGCACTCACCAAGCGCGAATCCCTTTTGATAGACCGATATTACAAAGAGCAAGGCGGTGCCCACCGTAACCGTGTCCAGTTCAGGAGGCCGATATGAACGAGTGGGTGACTATTGTCGGCAAGGGACCGGGCTGGGAGATGGAGCCACAGGACGGGGCGACCTGTTGGGGTATCAATGATCTGATCCGCAGGCGGCCCGTTGATGTGGTTTTTTGTCTGAAGGATTTGACCTGGGACATGGAAAGCGTCCGGGCCAACCTTGACCCGCGCCTAATCTTCAAGGATGAAGCTGAGAAAGATCGTGTTGTCAGGGAAGTCTACTATCACCGGAGACAAGTGGTGGAAATAGTCAACGAAAGAAAGCTCCCACTCTACAGCACTAGAACTTATGACCATATCCCCACCAGCATAATCTACCCACTCGCAGAAATCATTGAGCATTTCGGGGAAGATTACCTGACCAGTGGCATTGATTACATGCTGGCCCTGGCGATCTACCGGGGTGTGAGTCGCATTGACCTATATGGCGTAACCATGATGGGGCCTTATGACGGTCACAAACCTGGGGTGGAGTTCTGGCTTGGTGTCGCCAAGGGCCGGGATATTCCCTTCACCATTCATGGTGAGCATAGGCTTTTGAAAACTGAGACCGGGAGACTCTACGGATTTGGCATTAAACAGGGGAGCTTATGAGCGTTATCAGGCTTGCATCTAAGAGAAAACAGCAGGGCATGCTTGCTGCGGCTTCCACAAAGTACCGTGGTGCGGAGCAGAGTCGGCTGCGCGCTGATTGGATTCTTGGTGCTTCAAGCCCCGACGCTGACATTTGGGAACGGCTAACCCTGCGAGAGCGGGCGCGGGATCTGATTAGAAACGATTCTGTTGCCTCTGGTGCCCTCGATACCATAGGCGATAACGTCATTGGCTACGGTCTTATGCCTCAATCCCGTCTGAACGCTGAGGCTGTTGGCTTTACCGATGAGCAGGCCAGGGAGTTTCAGAAACAGGCCGAGAGAATCTTCAGGCAGTGGTGCCCCCATGCTGATGTTCAGGGAGTGATGCACTTCGAGGATATGCAGAATTTGATAGTGCGGCAGACCCTTGGAGATGGCGAGGCTCTTGTCAAGCGCGGCTTTGTGGATGATGAAAAGTGGAGGCCATTGGGTACAGCCTTTGAGTGTATCGAGGCAGACCAACTAGCTGCAACGAGTGGTGTTGGTTCAGAGGATAACATCAAGCATGGCATTAAATTCGGCCCCAGAGGTGAGCGCCTAGCCTACGTTTTTGATAAGGGCGGTGGTACAGGGAGCGAAAACACACTTGAAGTACCTGTCAGGGATGAGGCAGGCCGTCCTAATATCTTCCACCTCTACCACATGAAACGCCCCGGCCAGGTCAGGGGCTACTCCTTTCTGGCACCGGCCATGACACTTTTTAAGGACCGGGCCGACTACCTTGAAGCCGAGATAGTGACCGCAAGGGTTTTGGCCTGCTTTGGGGTTTTTATAACTACACAGGATGACCCCTATAGCGCGGCACAAGCTGGGGCCACAGTCGATGGCGAACTCAAGACGGACTCCGAAGGCAACCGCCTGGAAACGCTTGAACCCGGCATCATTGAATATCTAAAGGCAGGTGAAGAAATAAATGCGGTTGACCCGAAAAGGCCGGGTAGTCAGTTTGTCGGTTTCATGGAGCACGTTCTTAGAAACATCGCCACTTCGTTAAATATCCCCTACGAACTTCTGTTCAAAGATTTTTCCAAGACAAACTACTCAAGCGCCAGGGCCGCACTCCTTGAAGCATGGCGCTTTTTCATGCGTATGCGGAAATGGATGGTGCGCCTTTTTTGTCAGCCGGTTTGGGAATTGGTCCTCGAGGAAGCATATCTCAGACGCATGATCCATGCGCCCAACTTCTACGAACTCAAATACGAATACACAAACGCCACCTGGATCGGACCAGGCCGTGGCTGGGTTGACCCGGTTAAGGAAGTGACCGCTTCCGTGGACTCTCGAAAGAACAGGCTTACCACCCTGGCAGATGAGGTGGCAGCACAGGGCCGTGATTGGGAAGAGGTGTTGGAGCAGTCAGCCAGGGAAGAGGCAAAGATGGCAGAGCTAGGGCTAACCTTTGCGGAGTCACAACCGGCCCCGATAGTGGAGGAACCAGATACCGAGCTAACGGAGGAAGAAGATGCCGAGCCCGAAGAAGAATGAAAGCAAGCAGGACTACCTGAAACGCTGCACGGCCGTACTTGTGGGAGATGAGGACCTAAAGTCGGATCAGGCTTTTGCTCAGTGTAACACCATGTGGCAGCAGTCCAAGGACGCAGAGCCATCAGAGCTTAGGAGTGGCTTCAACCTTTCTACGGCCATAAAACTTACGGAATATTCCGATGAGTCGGGTGGTAGCAAGAAGGCTGGCTTCCTTATCAACGCCTATACCGGAAAGCCCGTTGAGATGGGTTGGCTTGGAACATTCATCTTTGACGTTGAGGGCATCCAGGCCCTGGACCAGATGCCGGTCCTCAGGGAGCACATGAGGGAGCGCATAGTCGGTGCCAGCAGTAAGTTCTGGAAGGACAAGAATAACGTCTTTATCCAGGGCAAATTCAGCGAGGCCACAGCAGACGGCAAGGAGGTAATGGCCCTAGCTGGAGAGGGCTACCCCTGGCAGGCATCGGTTGGGATATGGCCCCTGGAAGTGGAGTACCTGGCTGAAGAGAAGGATGGTGCCAAGGTGAACGGCATGGAAGTCCAGGGGCCGATAGAGATTTGGAGAAAATCACAGATCAGAGAAACCAGTTTTGTATCACTCGGCGCAGATGATGATACCGCCGGGATTGGAATCCACCTCAGTAAATCCTGCCCGGTGTCGGTGCAGGCAATCACAATGCCAGCAACATCGTAGCAGGTGGTTTGCCCAGTTTTCGGCACCTCTGCCGGAGCAGCCAAAAGGGTTGCGGGAAGCAACAAGAAAAAAGCCAGCCATAG